GTGCGGAGAAGGGGGCCGTACAATTTTGATTTCCTCTCCCCTCGCAACAATTATATCACTGTCACATTCGTGACGGACAAGCCCAACAGTGGTGTGATTGATTATGTGCGGATCAAAACACGGTGGAGAAGTTGCCTCGTGGATGTGCGACCAGTCACGATGACTGCGACCAAGCGTCCCGGGACAAGGTATCGGTTTGATTCCAACACCGTGGAGATCCCGGTTTGTTACTACAAGATTATGGACTTCTACGAGTCTGAATCTAAAGACGATGCCGACGCTATCAGGCATTGGAACACTCCCCCTTTTGACAGCCTAAAATCATGGAAACGACTAGCGCAAATAAGTCAATCGGCCTGAGTTATTCCAGGGCAAACGAGCATTGTGGTAAGCGTATTTACTACAGTGACGTTGTTAAAATGCCCAGGACCTACAACTATTACTCCGCCAGTGGCACTCTGATGGAAGAAATGGTTGCAAGTCAACTCAGACCCATGATTGATGGGAGCCCCACGGTTCCGATGAAGCAGGCAGGACTGAAGGCCATTGATGAGATGATTTCAATGTTGCCGAAGGACGACCTGCAACAGGTTATGGATGAACTGGACGCATCGGTTACTGGAGCGGAGAGATACCTGGAAACGGTGGACTATACTCCGCTCGTGCTTCAGCAAAAGGGAGTGCTGCGATTTGCAAGTATGGCTCGAGAGACAAAGCTTGTTATCGACCTGCTGATGAATCGTGATGGAGAGGATGTGATCGTTGACTTCAAGCGTAAGCCCAAGAAGCTTAGCGATTATAAAATCTCCCAACAGGACTGGAAGTATCAACTCGCATTGTATGCTGTCTGGTTTATGCGTACTCGGTTACAACGTGAGATCCCAAGGTGTGAGATCCATGTGTTGTTGCCGGGATCGGCACCCCAGATTGTACCCATCAATATCAATGCGGAAGATATTTTCATCACGGTTAATCGTCTTCAGGATTTGTCTTGGAGGCTTGACCATTCTTATTTTCCTCTAAACCGCAACCATCCATTGTGTTCTCAGAAATGGTGTCAGTATTATGTTCGCTGTCACCATGACTATTTCACTGGACCGGATGCAATCCTCGATGCAATCAGCGATGTCAGATAAGAAAGAACGGATACTGGACATGTATCCAGACACGCAGTTTATTTTTTATGACGACATCGAAGATGCGTTAATAGGTGTGGTGACACGGTTCGGTCAAGAGCCGATCCTTTGCTACGACTATTACCGTTGCTTGGCTATATACCAAGAGAGGGACGGAATATCCCACGATGAGGCCGTGGAGCATTTCGAGTTCAACGTCATAGGGGGTTACGTTGGTCCAAATACCCCCTGTTTCCTCCAGAAAGATGGATCTGAATGGATGAATTACTAACTGATCTCAGAGCCGCGAGGTCCTACCTAAAACTAGCTGAGTCAAATCTTGAACGTGATAATCTCAGAGAGTCGTTGGAGTGGGTCCAGAACGCCCTGGAACTGACTGAACAACTGATTAGGCAGTATGAACAGAAACGTAAGCATCTGGAATAAGTCCTACTGGGGGCAGAAGGCTGTCGATGCAAGGCGCAAAGACAGAAAAATCGTGGCCAGGTTTACGGAGCTCGGATACACCCGTGACGATAACGGAATGTTCTGGTGCTTCGACAAGGACCATGGCCGTGGCACGGTCTGGTGGTTAGCAAACAACAATAAGAGGGCAGACCACCTCTATTGTCTAGCATGTGGTGATCGTTGGTACTTGGATGATATAGATGCAGGTATCAAGCGGTGGAAACAACGCTCAAAAGTAATTCAGATGAATGACTGGGGAAGCGTAAATTTAGATGATCTCTTGATAGGAGACTAAATGTTAGATGGTGTTAGAACCAAGGCGAAGGACAGGCCTAGTAAAACTGTTCTCTTTGGGGAGCCAGGGTCTGGTAAGACGACCACTGCTTGCTCCCTGCCTCAAACCGTGATGATTAACACGGACAACGGGGCTGAAGAAGTTCTCGCTAAGAACGAGGACCTGTGGGTGTTTGATGCTATTCCTGTGGAGCCGAGCAATACGGAGAAGGAACCGCACAAACATAATGCTGAGAGCTTTGACTCGATAGTTAATTTTCTCAGGAAGTTGTACACCGAGAAACACGACCGGAAGTATCTTGTGATAGATGCTGCTGATGCCGTGGAGCGTCTCGCGATTTCGTCCGTGTGCCATGAGCATAAGGAGTGGATTCTGGAGACCGTCGGTGGTGGATACGGCAAGGGTACGTCATACCTGCGTGGTCGGATGTGGCAGTTGTGGTCAGCCATAACTAAGTTGTCCGAAGACAAGGGTATCACTCCCATCATTGTCTGCCACTCCAAGATTGTCAGGATCGACAAGCCCCACCTGGAGCCATACGATTCTAACTCGCTGAAGTTAAACAAGAATGTGTCTGCCGACCTGCAAGAGTGGGCTGACTCAGTATTATTCTTGGCTCCTTTCACCAAGGTGGTGACGAGGACTGGGGACTTCGGCAAGCAGGACAAGCGTGGAGTCAAGACTGACGACCGTGTCTTGTACACTTCAGCCACCATGGGTGTGGAGTGTAAGAACCGTTACAGTTTACCGTCGGAAATTCGTCCGGCTGACCTGGAGACGTACTTCCGCTTGGTGCAGGAGTCTCGTGTCCAATCCAAGAAACCTGCCACAAAGGAGACTGAATGATGCAGGAAATAGTACAGGAACATAGTACCTCTTTTGTTATCGACAACGTCGAGGAAGAGGCAACGAGCTCTGCTCCCACCCGGGAAAAGAGGAAGATTCCACCAGGGACATACGATGTCCAGGTGCAGTTGATCCGCCCTAACGTCTATCCAGACAAGAAAGGGTTCAAACAGCAAATGCTGCCCCTCGAGATTATCGACGGGGAGTATGAAGGGGACTGGATCACCCTTTATCTCTGGCTCAACAACCAGGATTCCGTCGATGGTAAGAAGCGCGATGGAGTGAGCCGGTCTAAGGTGGCAAAGATTGCCAAGGCTCTGGGCATTACCCAGATGAAAGACTTCCACGACATAGCCGGGAAGTTTGTCACGGTCCAGTACGGCCCTAACGCTCGTGGGTACAACGAAATCTTGGACGTTGCACCGATGGGTCAAGCCAATGCAGTCAAGCCAGCCAGTGAAGGGAATGGAAAGTCAGACGACATCCCATTCTAGCAAGGCTAACAGTTGGAAGGGTGCTGTCTGTGAACGCAGAGTCGAGGTTGAGTTTGCGAAGTATGGATACAGCACCTTTATTCCGGCCTGGGGTCAGCAACCAATCCAAGATTTAGTTGCGATCCGGGGTGATGATGTTAGACTTATCCAGGTTAAGAAAGCCAGGAGAAAGATTGACAAGCGTGGACCTGATGGTTTCCGTCAGGACTGCATTGTGGTAACCTTTCTCAGCGGAAGCTCTGGTGGTGGTGGTTCAGTGAACTACAAGTACAAACCCGGTAGTTACGAGCGCAACAAAGCAAATTTTTTCCGAGCCAAGAACCAGTTCAATACTCTGGCCGTGGTGTGGGAAGATCAGGTAGCTTTGTTCGATGACCCCAGGATATGGGAGAACGGTTCGTTGTACTTGTCCATCAATCCAGAGGTTTGCAGAAGTCTTCCTTTTCATAATTATATAGAACCATCATGGCTCACAGGTGAGGATCAAACTCCCGTGGCCACCGAGTCTCAACTCTCAGTGGCGGTCTGACTGGCGGGGGTGGACCTACGTTACTAAGGAGACTAGATTATTTCGGGAGGCGGTCAAGCGGCTGTTTCCCGAACCTGGATTGGTGTTTCAAGATGAAGACAAAATACGGATCACAATTCTATTACACGCTAAAACACGGCGTAAATTTGACGTTGATAACAGAATCAAACCCATTCTCGATGCCCTACAAGGTTTTGTGTACAGTGACGACTTTCAAGTCGATGATGTTAGGGCAGTCAGAAGAGGAATTGATCCTGGAAAACAAGGATATGCTAACGTAATCATTGAAAAGATTGGGGGTAAAGAATGCAAGGTGCAGAAGCGGTCTACGAATACAAAGACGCTAACGGCAGGAGCCTCTACCAAGTCATCCGATTCCCGGGCAAAGAGTTCAGGAGACTGAGGAAGGGGACGAATGGTGAGGATATATGGAACTGGGATGGTGTTCAACAGGTTCCCTACCGACTAGATTTAATTCACGATAAGCCTGCGGTTATCTTCGTCGAGGGTGAGAAGGACGTTGATAATCTCATTACCAAGGTTGGTCTACCTGCCACATGTATAGCGGGTGGTGCTAAGGCCTTGAAGCCTCTGCTCAAGAGGCAGCCTGACTTCATCCAAAAATATTTCAGTGGGTTTAAAAAGGTCTGGGTTGTGCCGGACTACGACGAGCCTGGGCGTGAGTTTGCTGAAGAGATGGCTAAGAATCTTCACGGCACCACGCATGTAAAGATACTGGATTCTGAGAAGCTTTACACCACGTTTCTGGAAGAGGATGTGAAGCATGGTGCCGATCTGTCGGATGTTATCGAGAAGAGGGTCAAGATCGGGATAGACAAGGACGGTCTTTCTTCCGAGATGTTCAGTGCGCTTGAGGGTTTCTCTTCCGATTATGAACCCGAAGAAACAGATGGTTGGTGGGAAGAGCTTGAGAAGAACAAGATAGACTTCGACAGGCCACCACAGGTAGAGACCAATGACCTGCATGATACGTTTAATGGGATCATCTCAGGGCTGAGGTCTGTCAGCAAAAGCGGCGAGGAATACAATGCTATTTGTCCCGCTCATGATGACAGAAGATCGTCGCTCAGTCTCGCCATGGAGGGTGGCAAGATCCTTATGACCTGTCATGCAGGTTGCTCTATCGAGTCAATATGTTCTGCGCTGTCGCCACCAGTCAAGGTGTACCAGTTGTTTGCCAGTCGGTCCACCGCACTGAAGGAGAGACAGAGGACTGAGATTCCAGGACCGAGGCCTGGTGAACTGGAGCAGTTATGCAAAAGCATCCTGAAGGCCGAGGAGCCGGATGAGTTTGACGACTCTCATCTCCCACCCATACTGCGCGAATACATCCAGGACACAAGCAGGCTGACCGAGGCAAGCGGGATCATTATCGGTGCGACCGCATTGACTGCCCTTGGTGCCCAGGCAGGCTTGAACCTAACCGTCACAACGCCCACCTATTTTGTTCCTCTGTACGGCAATCTCTGGTGTCTATCAATCAGCGAGTCTGGTAGCTACAAGACTACCGCTCTGAATGTTGGAGCGCAGAGACTGCGAGAACGAGAGGGCACACTGCTCACACAAATATCAGACGCTCGTTCTGAACTGAAGATCATGCAGGATGGTGATGCGTATGCCGATGACGATCCTGAGATCCTCGAGAAGATAGAATTCATTGACCGTGTCAGTAGTCAGCGCAGGATCATGCCCGGGAAAGCATCCTGGGAAGCCTGCATTGATCGGCTAGAGTCAACGGGTGGTGGTGTTTGGTTGCTGTCTGAGTTCGGTGCATGGTTGGCAGGGCTCGACACCAGTCACAACAAAGGATTTCGGCAGCATATTACCGAGCTATATGATGTCCCGGAATACTTTGAAGATGTGACGAGAGGCAAGGGGTCCAAGATAATCTATCGGCCTCATGTCTGTATATCTGGGGTATCGACCGTGGAGTTTTTGCAGGGGATGATCGGCAAAGACGACGCAGGATCTGGTTTCCTGGCTAGGTTCCTGTTGTTCAGGCCACCACCCAAGGATGTGATACCACCTGCGCTCCCGAAGATACAAACCAAGATCCAGGATCTGAATTCATACTATCTTCTGAGCGAGATATACCATCAGCTTGATGAGATGACCGTGCCGTTGGAGTACGAGTTTTCGCCGGAAGCGGAGAGGGCTTTTACCCATTACCACGACTCACTCTTCAAGCGTTTGCAGTCAGAATCTATCAAGGAACAGAAGGTCCTAGATCCATTTGTCAAGCGGTGGAGTCCGGGCGTTATAAAGGTTGGATTGTTATCTCAATTTTTGATAGATTCTAATACTTCACTTCTCAGCGAAGCGGCTATCATGTCTGGTGTCAGCATGTGCCTTTATGCTGAACAATGTACTCGGTTCTTGTTTAACCGGGAACTGGGTGAGTCTGATCATCAAACCAAACAACGTAGGGTTGTCGAGTATATTGCCAATAGACAGGGCAAGATACCACGGCAGAGTCTACTCGTGAGCAGGGTCCTTGATGGGGGTGTCAAGGAGTACAATTATATCCTGGAGAGCCTTGAGGAATCGGGAGTTCTTGTGGTTACCAAGACCGAGGGCAAGGTTACAAAGGGATCGGAAGTCTTTTTAACTTCAACGCTAAAGGAGACAAGTGTCCAACATCCGAATACGGTTAATTGACATTCATCAGGTGGATGCACTCGATGATGCAATTGATTTTATTTTAACGTCGAAGCCGGTTCCGAAAGGAATGTCGGTGGAGCATCTCAGTCAAATACAAAAACAACTAAACTCAATACAGGAGAAGTACGATGCCGCAGAAGAAAGAAAACGTAAAGCTGCCTACAGAATACCAGAGCTTCATACATCTGTCCCGGTACAGCCGTTGGAATTATGAAGCCAAGAGAAGAGAGACCTGGACAGAGACTGTAGACAGGTACTTTGATTTCTTCGATGAGCATCTAAAGGCTCAGCACAACTGGGAGATCCCGCCTGAGTTGCGAAAAGAATTAAGGTCTGCTGTTCTGAACCAGGAGATTATGCCTAGCATGAGGTGTCTCATGACTGCGGGACCTGCCCTGAAAAAAGAAAATGTTGCAGGGTATAACTGTTCGTACACGCATGTGTGTACACCTCAATCGTTTGACGAGATCCTCTACGTTTTAATGAACGGCACTGGTGTGGGATTCAGTGTTGAGAGTAAACACGTTGAGAAACTGCCTGTCATCCCAAAGAAAATCTACAAGACTGACAGTGTAATCAATGTAGACGACAGTAA